TGGCACCGCCTGAGCTTTGGCTTTTTCTTGCCATGCATACCAAGCTCCATTGATAAATGATTCTGCACATGAGTTGAATGGTAAGTCGTAAAAATCACCATTAAAATGAGATTTTTCCTCATTCAGTATTTCTGCAATTTCCGAAAGCTTCTCAAAAGCCTCTCTTTCCTTATTCAAATCTGTCATGTCGTCACCCAATTACTGTAAATTTAAAATTCTTTAAGTTAATAGCAGTCATCTTGTTGCAGTGCTGACACTTGGTTCTTGCTCTTTTCTTAAGCTCATCAAGGTCTTCACTAATCTGCTTTTTCTGCTCTGTAATCCTTGCTTGCTGGCTGGACCAATACTTCATAGTGTCTTTGATCCACATCACAGGATTTACTTTTGCTCCGCACTTCATGCATGTAAGTTCTAAAGCTTTAGTGTCAATCTCTACTTGTGCATGCTGACACTTACGCAGATTTGTTCTTGGAAAAGGAACAACATTTTCTTCGACATTCAAAACGATATGATCTTGAAAAGGGTAGTTCATATTCCCTCTGTATTCTTGATCTGTCATGCTGCCACTCCTAATTTTGGTTTCCAATATTTAGCAAAGTCAGCTACTTCACGAACAAGAGCCTTAACATCTGATTCTATGTTTTGATATGAGTGCTGGTGTAATTCGTGGTAGCTCTTAATTTTTACTTCTGTTAAACCATCCACAACTTTATCTAAGCCTGAGTGTTCAAATACTTGGTACTTAAAGTTGTCGTATTGCTTAACTAATAAATATGCACGCCACTGGAATGCATCCATATATTTATCTGGATCAAAGGCAGCAGTAAGCTTGTGGTCAATTAGCTTTGAACTAGTCTCAGCATCGATTTTTGCAACCAAATCAACATCATCAAAAATCCGTGTGACATACTTTTGTTCACGAACATCACCAAGTTCTAGAGTCCCGTCTAGGCCTTCACTAAACAAAAAGTTAAACCCCATTTCTTTTGTGACTTCATAATTAAGATCATGTTCAAGAAGGGCATGAAAAGCTGTGCCGCACTTCATTGCCATATTCTGCGTCTTTCCTAAGAACAACTCTTTAGCGAGTTCCTCTGAGGTCATATCATCATTCGATATGCCCCAAAGGTAGCTATCGAGCATAGTTGTCGATAGCCTGATAATCATGCTGTTTGCTCCTGAGGCTGAACACTAGTAAATGTCTTGGTTTGCCCGTCATAAGCAAATCCATATTGTCTAGCTTGCTCAACAGCTTTGTTCCACATCTGACGAACAAATACATGACCTTGTGGAAGTTTGGCTTTAAGCTCTTCAAAGTCTTCAAGTGATTCGGCAGCAAGCACTTCTGAATCCCAATCATCCAATTCTTTTTGTGCTTTAGCCTGAGACTCACTTAGACTATTAATGTGGTTCTTGGCCTGATTTAGAATCGAATCAAGTTGATCTGGTTGTACATCTAAATCATTGAGAATAAGGTTTCCAATTGCTCCTGAGTCTTTCGCGTGAAATGCTGTGCTTGGTGCAAAATAAATAGCTTTTTGGGTTCCTTGTTGCCCTTGATGAGTTGTCATGTATCCCATCATATCTGCAACCTTGTAGGCTTCTTTTTTACTTGCACCTACCATGTCAGGGCGAAAAATAATGTCATCACCTTTTTTATCTTCGGCAGTATGAGCAAGAAGGATTACATCCTTACCAAAGCTGCGCAAAAGATTAAACCAGTGAGTGAATGTTCTGTTTAGAGTGCCGTAGCCTTGAATTGATAATTCATTTGAATTACGACGGCAGTTTTTTTGATCTTTAACTAGGTGAGCAATGATCACATCAAGCATACGACCAGCTGTGTCTACAATTACTGTGTCATAACCTAAAAGATCATTTGCAGTTAATGATGAAACCTCAGACCAGTTATTAACCTGAACTGTGTCTTTACGGTATTTGCCTGCACGATGTGCGCCTTTATCAAAGTCAAAAAGGATAGGATTCTTAGCCGAGAAAGCTAAAGACGTTTTACCAATACCTGGATCACCATAAATAAAAGTAATTAAGGTCTCTACACGCATTGGCTCTTGAGCTGTAACAATTTTTAGTGCCATTTTCTAATACTCCGTAGACTGGCTTAAATCACATTACGATGTAGCTATAACAAACGGTGCATTGCCCATCGTTACTAACTTGCATCAGATCTTTGCAGCAAAAACACCATTCAAACTTGACGGGCTTTTGCTTCTTCTTGTTCTTTTTAGGAGCTTTCTTTTGCACTGGCGCATTCATAATCTTCTCCTAATTCTTTTCTACTGGGCGTTGTTCTAATGACAAATCCCAATCTGAAATTGTTTTTCTTGGTTTATTGCCAAAGAAGTGAAGGTACTCATTTGCTGGAAGCCACTTCCCATAAGTCATGGGTACAGGTGGAACATCAAAACCAAAAATGTCACCATTTGAATCTTGTGCAATGAATTGAACTTCTTTAGGTGCTTCCGACCAATCGTATTTAGTCTCCATCACTCCACTCCCGCTTCTTCATCTGCCAATTCTTCGGCGTAGTATTTAAGCTGCTCGTTTAAGTCAGCCACTTGTGTTGATGTGAGTTGAAATAGAAGGCCGATAGGAGTCTCTACATATTCAGTGCCAACAACTTCAACATGTGTGCGGTCATCTACTACGAGTTGGTCGTAAAACTGGTCCTTGCTATCCTCTGGATTCATAAGAGAGCCAACCACACGAACTTGCTTAGTAACATCAGCAACGATCTTGCATTTCAAAGTTGCACAGCCGCTTTCCAGTTCAAATGAAACTGTGTTGTCTTTAACTTCATACTCACCAGACACTTGAAGCATTGGAAAAGAAGGGCACAGCAATTCTGGCTTGTTAACTAACATATTCATTAGTTAGTACCTCGTATCTTTCTGAGTTGCTCTACGACTTGCTTGATCTCTTCTTCGGTACGCCAAATACCAATAAATGTATTTCCTTTATCACCATGAACTTCGTAGGAATAACGACGATAGCCATCTGTTTTTCCGTCATCTAAGATGTAAACGTGACAATCTTCTTCTGGCTCAAAAGGCTTCGGCAGCTCAAGTTCAACCTTAATGGTTTGAGGTTTGAGGCGGAATTTATACAAACCATTCACAACCTCTTGTACACTGAAATAAACAATAGGTATCCACTCTTCATTTTCTTCTGAAAACCCTTCAACCTCTTTCCCATCAGCCAAAGCTCGCAACACATCCGCACCGCTAATCAAGGCTGGGTCTTGGGGTTGAGTAATAGGCGTCAGGCTATTCGCAATATAGTTTTCATAGTCATTTGATTTATTAATAGCTGATTTACACCATTCACCCTGCCAGTAATAAATAACCTTGTCGCTAGTTAAATAGATTGATTCATCCCGCTTGTCGCGATGAGTCGCATCCTTCACATCATTACGCTTCAACACAACAAGGTCTTGAAGCTGAGGGAGGGTGAGTTCTTTATCAGTATCTCCACCCCATCCCATTCTTAATAACATTTCATCTGGGTAGGCCGTAATAAACGTATAGTTGCCAATGCGGTTATAGTATTTTCCGCAACCAAGCCAACTGTAACCCAACTCAAAAAACAACTCCTGAGCCTCTTTGCTCTCAGCTTCATCATTAACTTTGATTTTGTAGTTATCCATGAGATGGCTCCTTGTCCAAATCAACTTCTTTCGAGCGTTCAGCAAGCATTGCGTCTGCTAAGTGATATGCATTTCTAGCCACATCTTCATCAATTAGATAGAAGCCCATGTTTGCAGCAAAGCCTTGCATAGCAGCAATTGCAAACTGATCACGTAAAGTTAATGTTTCCATCACTTCACCCCCTCAACCTGAACACGCACATACATGTTCTGTTTTGCTTTGAGTTCGTTGGCTTGTTGCTCGTCGGCACAGCCCTTTAAGAATGCAAATACAATGAAGGTGATAATCCAGAAAGCTACGAATGCTTTCGAGCCATCCCTAAAGGCTTGGCTAAACTTGTACTTTTCAATTCTTTGATTCATAATCACATTACTCACTGAGTAAAAGCACGCAGGTTTTAGTCGGTCTAGCGTGCTTTTTATTAAGGAATGAGTAAAGAATACTTTACATATTATTTGTTGTAAAGAAGTATTTACAAATTATTGTAAACCATACTAAACAATATGCTTTAATAGACAAAAGAAAACCCACACGAGGTGGGTTGGATGGGGCGATGTTTTATCTAATTTGAATCTCTCATTTGATCAGAAATGTCTAATCCTAATTTTTGTATCTTCATAAAATTAGCAATAAAATACAAAATACCAAGAATATTTAAGAACATAGTGGCAAATGCAAGATCAAAAGTAATATGTATCTTCTGAAAGCCAGCAATAAAGTTTGCATCTGGGTATATTTGGTACAATAAATATATGCTAGAAATTATAAAAAAATACACCAAATACGAATCCCTGACAGCTAACACATTCGTTTTGATTGATTTGTAATAAGCATCATTTTTAACTTTATCGGGGTTGAGTGTACATAAAACCCCCATCCCAATTGAGAACATTATTCCAGAAACTGTATAAATGGTATTCAAAAAAGTTGTACTAGGAACTCTTGAGGTAGTAGAAGCTACGGCAACTGAAATCACCAAAAATAGTGAAACATTAAACAGTAGCTTTTTGACGTTCATTTTCTAACTCTCTAATAAGTTTATTCATCTCTTGTGATAATTGAGCCTCATTTAACAGCTTTGAATCTGTAGTTTCTATTGTAACGTCTTTTACCCTTAATATCTTTTTCCCTTTGATGATTTTTTTATTATTTCTTGTCATGAACTCAAAGTTATCCAAGTCAGAAACTGGCTTTAATAAGGCTCCGAAGGCTTTTCTCATCTGCTCATCATCATCTTTTTTGGGTTTTTTGAATTCAATAACAAGTTTTGCAGAAATCATTTGCTCTAGTTGGTGATCTGATATGTCTTTTGCATCTGTTAGTGCATGTCTAACCAAATCTAATGCAGCTTTACCAATATTGAATGATTTTCCAAATGTTGGTTTTCCTGCAACCGGGGTGATTGAGTTGCCTGCTACAGGATCTTTCACAATAATATCTTTAATATTTGATAATTCCGGCATCGCATCTTCAGCTATTAAGGGATTAACCTCGTAAAGCTCATTGAGTAACCAATTTAAATAAGTTTGCAGCCTAGTTATAGTTAAATTGCCAGGCATGTTTGTTATGAGAAAATTATTATTAACTGCGAAATAGTAGTGATTTTTATAAATTGCCTCAGCATTGACCACGTTGCTATTTAATTCAGAAATAGTGAAATTCTTCTTTGAAAATAATGTATTGTCTATATGTTGGACGTTGTTACCTAATGCAACTCTTAGCATAGTACAGAAAACAGGGTCGCCAGTAGAACTATTCTTCGCAAAATCAGAAATTAAATCTTCTTCTTTCTGTGGATCTTCTGCATTTAAGAGCATGCGACGATCGTGAACAGCTGCAGAGTTTTGTAATTTAACTCGTAACTTGTCTCCAATATCAGATTGTTTCTTCTTAATATCTGAATTAATGATTTCAAATGCTCTTAACTTTACAATTGTCATGCTTACCCCTATTAAATTCCCGAACCGTTGTCATAGCTGTGTCGGGTTCACAGTTTATTAATCTTTGGTTTTATTAATCTTTTGCCCAAGCTTTCCTTCTTTTACCAACTGCACAACCTGTTCATTAGTAAGCACAGGAATAAAGACCTTGTCGCCAATATCTTTAGAAAGAATCTTTACTTCTTCAGCGGTTAGCACCAAAGCTTCACCATGTGTTGCAGCATCATTGATGCGAGCAATAATCTGGTTGATTGGTAGTTTTGAGTTGTCCATAAGTCTTCCTGTGATTAATGCGAATAAGGATGTTCTTGTCTGTGCTGACTTGGTGGCACGATATCTGTAATAGCAGTAATACTTTCAACCTCGTCCATGTCAAAAGATAAGCGTTCGCTACCGTTAACGGCCAATAAACTCAAAACACCACCATTTATTCCTACAAATTCCTTAATTGTGCATCTTCCGTCCTTCAAACACACCTGAACAAATTCTGTTGGCACAAGTTCCGCATCTGGATCACATACTACATACCATCCATTACGGATTGCTGGAAACATTGAATCGCCAGTACCTTTAATGCCATAGGCTCTTGGACCTGCTGTATGAGTTGGAACATATCCATCACCTGCGTTCCCGTCATATCCCATATCTGTGAAATACCCATCCATACCCATCTTTGAATAGGCTTTAACAGGGACATATCTTTTTTGAATAGGGAATGGCTTATCTGATGTTTGAACAAACTTAACAGCATCTTCACTATCTGGAATGTTGTACTTCTGCTTAAAGGCTTCAATATCAAGAACATTTAATTGTGCACCACCACCATCCAGCTGTGTGGCAATCATTTTATTACTTTGTCCAGCTAGCCAATCTTTAGAAACTCCTAAAAACTCAGCCGCTTTAACTAAATTTGACCCCTCCAACTCTTGGGTTGGACCATTTACCCACAACCCAACATTAGCCCTGCTCACGCCTGCAAATCTAGCCAGCTCAGTATTTTTGAATCTTTTACCTGTCACAGATTCATAGTGCTTTATAGCTAAAGACATTCGCTCTTGAAGAGTACTCATAGTGTAAATCTCATGGCTATTGCCATAAACAAAATGTAAAGAAATCTTAACTTTTCGCTTGTAAAGCTTGCTAAACTTTTTTCGGTAAAGTAGACTTGACAAAGTAAAGTTGAAATTAGGAATAAATATGCGAATTGAGATGAAAACATCAGATGTTTTGGCTCGGTTCAATGCGCCAAAAATCGCAAAACTCTTAAAAATTAGCCGACAAGCAGTTTATCAGTGGGGCGAGTATGTGCCCGAAGCTGCTGCATTTAAGTTGCTTGAACAAGAACCATCATTGCCAGTTAAGAGGGTCTCATGAGTCTTGAGAAAAAATCCATCCATATTCGAATTGACCAAGACATGCATAGCCGCTTGGTGGTATTGGCTGAACTGGAGGGAAATGACATTGCTGCTCAAGGTAGCGTTCTCCTAGAAAAAATGATCATGGGTGAATGGCATACCGTAACTGTAGCAGCAGAGAAAATGAATCGCTTGGGATTAACAGGGAATACAGGCCGTAACAATGGAAACATTGTGAAGCTTAGGGAAGTCGAGGATTTCAGCGGAATAGGCAATAAAAAAGCCTGATCTCTTACATCAGGCTTCACGTTCAATCGGAGCAAACCATATGAACTATTCAATATTAGCAGACATTGAACTAAATCGGAAGATTAGTTTGTTTCAAAAAGCGGTTGAGGCTTATGTGCTTAATCGAACTCTCGAAAACTCTATGGCATTGGCTAAAGCGAAAGCTGAATTATGCAAATTTGCAATGAAGGTGGTGTCATGAGTATTGATGCGACAAATTGGGCATGGAATGCTCCGGTTAAGACTTCACCCCAAAGAGTTATCCTGCTTTCACTTGCTGACCGGGCTGGCGAAGATCATAAGTGCTATCCAAGCAATAAGCGCATTGCTAAAGACACTGTTTTAAATATCAAAACAGTTCAAAAAGTTGTAAATGAGCTTATTGAATTAGGCCTTATTTCAGACACTGGCGAGCGCAAAGGTCACACAAAACAGGTTCGAGTTTTACAGTTGATCGGGGTGAATTCTCGCGAGGATAACAAACCCAATTTTGGTACAGCTGAACAAACCCAAAAACGGAACAATACCAAAATTGGGAACGATACCGATAATGGGTTAGTTAAAGACGGTCAAACGAACCCAAATTTGGAGGGTAACGAACCCAAAAACGGTATCGGTAACGATCCCAAAATTGGGATAGGGAATCTCCCATTGAATCTTTTAATGAACCTCTCTTGCGAACACGACTGGATTCCAGAAGAAAAAACTTTGGTAGAAATTTTGAAAATGAAGGGTCAGCAAAGAAATCTAAAATTGATTTTTGGATTACCTGATTTTGAATTTCAACTCGGTGCATTCAATGCTCACTACGAGTACAAAGAACAAACCGAATCTTCAAAACACTACGCATTCGCAAACTGGATTACAGACAAGTTTGAGCAACACATCAAACGCAACCCTGATTACACTGAAATCCAAAACCATCAAGACAACATCCCAGTTGAACAACCACAAACCCAATTCAAAGGCGTTGCTAAGAAATTTAAGGGGATGGACCAATGATTGAATTATTTTCTATCCCTGTTGAGCAAAGCATCTTGTCTACGTTCATGACGATTGACCAAGCTGCTGATGAGTTTATCTCACAGATCGATGCTCAAGATTTCTTTGCATCACAGCATCAAATCATTTTTGCCCACATTAAAAACCAATTGAGCAAGGGTGAGTCATTTGATGAGGTGACTGTATTTGAATTGATCAAGGCAAATCCTCTAGAGATCAAGCAGATTGACGAGCAGTTCATTGTTAACTTGATGAGCCGTGTAAGCAATGCAAGTTTGTTGGTTACTCATATCAAGAAGCTTAAAGATTTATCTACCCGCAGAAAGCTTCAAGAGACTAGTAAGCTGATCAACTCAATTGCAAATGACTTGGTAACCCATACCGCTGAATCTGCTGTAAGCAAGGCTCAGTCATTAGTTCAAAACTTAGATTTTGGTGCAGGTGAAGACAAGCTTAAACATGCTCATGAGTTCTCTAAGCAAGCTGTGAAAGAGTTCCTTGATCGTCACATGGCAATCCATAACCAAATGCCATATGAAGGCGGTATCAAGACTGGCTTTACAGCATTAGACAACAAGCTTGGTGAAATCAGTAAGGGTGATCTAGTAATCATCGGTGCGCGTCCATCTATGGGTAAAACCACTTTTGCTCAAAACATCGCGGCAGACATGATGATTAACCAGTCTTTGCCGGTTCTATTCATATCAATCGAAATGAAGGGTAGACAGATCGCACAGCGCTTAATTAGCGGCATTGGTGGAGTAGAGCTACGCAAAGTATTAACAGGCCATATCGACCCAAATAGTGACGATACGCAGAAGGTGAATAACGCTGCTCATGTACTTGAAAAAGCGCCTTTGATGATCGATGACAACAATCGTTCAACAGTGGCAACTATCCGCAGATCAGCTAAGAAGGTTCAAGCCAAATACGGGAAGATTGGTGCAATCTTTGTTGATTACATCCAGAAGGTAACACCACTCACCAAAAACAACTTTGGTCGTTCAGACAAGGACATTGGCGAAATCTCTAATGAGCTTAAGCGTATGGCAGGGGACTTTGATTGTCCTGTGATCGCGTTAGCTCAGCTTAACCGTAACTTAGAGAACCGCCCAAACAAACGCCCTGTAAACGCAGATCTAAAAGAATCAGGCGACTTAGAGCAAGACGCAGACATCATCATGTTTATTTACCGCGATGAAGTCTACAACAAGGATTCTAAAGAAGCAGGTACAGCAGAAATTATCATTGGTAAGGCTCGTAATGGCTCAATTGGCACAGTTCGATTAGCTACTGACTTGTCACGCGCAACTTTCGCTGACTTAAGCCCTGAGTATTACCAGTCTATGGAAGAGAGAGGTGCAGCGTGAAAACTTTAAATAGAACAAAGAAATTAAACTTTGATGACCAGCTTAGCTTACTCGTGTTTGGCTGTCATGCATCAGCGCCTTTCAGTGTCAAAGACGTGAAGGAATCAGTGTTTGATTTCAATCGAGGAACCATCTACAGCAATCTTCAAAAATTTGTTGAATGGAAATATTTCGAACGTGTTGGGAAAAATCATTACAAGGCAACTCAATACGCAAAAGACATCCTGAATGTTAAAGGGGAGCTGAAAGCATGATCGAATTTGTAGATTACACATCAATGATGAAGCTGCGTAGAGCGTACAGCCTCGGTACTCGTAATGAAGAAACAAGAGCAGCAGCGAACCTCTATGAGAAATTAAGAAAGCTGAAAATGCTAGACCAGCTCAAGCAGGAAGCCATGACTAAACGTTACAAGGAGGCGGTGTGAAACCAGAACAGTTTATTCGTGGTTACGAATCAATATACGGAGGCGGGGATGAGTAAATTCAAAAATGAAGTGAAAGCCACGCTAAAGGATTTTAAAGAGCTTTATACACATGACTGGTGGGAGATTAAAGAGTCATTTCAATTTTATAAACAAGCGTTCCGTGACTTTGTGTATGCGACGCAACTATTACTGATGGCGTTGCTCGGAATTATTTGTTTATTTGCAGCACCATTTCTAATTCCTGCTGCAATCGCAATAAGAGTTTTGCGAAAAGGAGCCAGCCATGAGTGAGTTTAAAGAATGCACTGCCTGTAATGGACGTGGTGAGGTTGGAAATGTTCTGGATGTCGATATTTGTCAATTCTGCAAAGGATCAGGTGTAGAACTCGAAACCCTAGACCACGAAGAAAATCACATTTCGCCGAATTGCAAACTAATTGGAGAATAAAGAATGACAACTATGTTTATCGATACAAATGGTGAAATGAGCTTTGTATATAACGAGCGCCTTAAGTTCATCATGCATTACTTAAAACAGGGCGCCGATGATTCTCTAGTTGAAATGAAGGATGGTCGATTTGTACGTGAAGATAGTGAGCTTTCTTTCACTGAAATTTGGCTTCCAGCAGCAGAACATCAACAAAGAAAGATTGATGAACAGCAAGCGAAAGTGGAGGAGCTGCAAACCTTATACACCCAACAAGGCATAAACATGCTGAAGATGCAAAAGCGGGTGGATGTCTTAACTCAAACAATGGAAGAAGTACTTGAGGAAATGAAATATCCAACTGCCACTTTTGAAGAAGTAATTGTGTGCGGTGTGAAGGTGTTAGAGCAAGCGCTCAAGGGTGGCGGGGATGAGTGACTACATGAACATGACACTTGAGCAGCTTCAGCAAGAACATGCTGAGTTGCTTGAGTTTAATGAGACTCTTGATAAGAAATACAAGCATCATGCAGCACGAGCTGAAAAGTACAGACGCAAGTGTGAATCTATAGCAAGTTTATTCGTCGTTCCTAGTGAAAATCACCAAATGACAATTAAAGCAATCCAAACAATTTTGGAAAGGGTTGGTGACCAATGACCACATTCAAAGAGGCTCAAATCATCATTGGCATCGATCCTGACTTGGAAAAGTCGGGAGTTGCCATTCTAGGGAATGATCTTCAACTCAAAAATCTAACTTTTCCTGAAACTGTTGAGCTATTCAGAAATGAACAGGACAGCATCAAAAAGGTTGTGATCGAAGCAGGCTGGGAAAATAAGAAAGCAAACTTCAGAGTAGGTGGTGGTCACTCAAAACAAGTGAACGAGCAGATTGCTAGACGCGTTGGGATGAACCATGCAACAGGCATCTTGTTAGCAGAAATAGCACAGGCTTTAGGCTTAGCAGTCTTACTGGTGAAGCCTACTAAATCAAAACTCAATGCAGAGCAGTTTAACAAGATTACAGGTTGGCAAGGGCGTACGAATCAAGAGCAGCGTGACGCAGGCATGTTGATCTGGGGAATGCAAGGGAAGAAGGTGGCGTGATGGTCTTTTACGAAGTTGGGACATATGAACAATATGAAGAAGGTTTTCATGCTTTCTTTCGCACTCGATATGAAGATAAAGCTGAACAAGTCAAAGCATGGGCAGAGGAGTACCAAGCTAAGACACCTGAATGGCCTACAGGTGAGACTGATGAAAAGCAGATTCAATATATGGATCTTGTTCGAAAAATTGATGATGAGTTTGCAGAGCTAATAGGCAAGAAGTTCCCAATATCAAACTATTCAAAAGAAATGTACTCAATACTTATAAACAAAGCAGAATTAGATGATTAAGGGTGACGGTATGAAATCAAAGGTAGATGTAGATGCATTAAAGCTCACACTCCAATGGCAAGGATTCTTTCTAAAGGGATGGTTTGAAGATCATTGGTGTGACCTCAAGGACTATGCAGAAGCTTCTTTAAAGCTGCTTCTAATCATCCTGAGAATTTTATTTTCTCCCCTTCTCATTATTTATGTCATTTGGCAGACCAGAAAAATGTATGAACAGATAGCGAGCGGAGAAGTCAACAGAGAAAAAGTCAGAAATCACATCAAGAAATACGGCAAGTAAGGGGAAAGAGATGAATGCGGCAGTAAATCACATTATGCAAACAACGGACTGGACTAAATACAGTCTAGAAGAATGGCTTTATCAATTTGGGGCTTGGATGTACTCAAATTCTGGAACGTGTGGAAAGAGCATAAACCCGATTGCTGTCGCTATGGATCAGGCTGCTAAAAAACGTAAGCAAGAGGTCAAGGGTAAAGAACAGATCATGGCAGATTGGTTGTGTTCTGATGATGATACGCCTATGCCCAAAGTGCGAGGCAAGGGGATTACATGTGAAATTACGGACAATGAAGCGCGTGCAGTTCAGCGCCTCATCTTAGATATGCAGGGGCAGTCTGAAATCCTTGATGAGTGGCTTGATGCTGTGATTGATCGCTATCTTTATGGTAACTCATGGTCAGACATGGTGATTAAAGTAGGGCGTGTAGATAACCCAACCATCCTCCGTACCCAACACGATGCTCGGGAAGATGTTCGCTGCGGGTTGGCAGCTATGCATTGTAGATACCCATTCATTCGTTTTGACTTAAAGAATAGGGAAAAGTAATTCGGTTGACCTTGCGCAAGTTATATGGCATATTTATGTTAGAGTGGTGCGAAGTGTAAGTAAGGCATCACTGGATTAGTTAGTAACCCTTGCAATATAGGCAAGAAGGCGAACCTAGATTTAAAAGCTCATCATCCGATGGGCTTTTTGCTTTTATGCCCTACGAGCTTAGAACATTGGATTCCGATGTGCTGGACTGGATTTCTAGTCGATGCTTAAACGTAGGGCTTTTTTATTGCCTATCGAAAAGTGAGAAGAAGAATGGCTTGGCTATCAAACCGACATGCACCAACTAAACCAAATCAATTATGTGTACTAGCAATCAAAGTTGACAGTGAATCAATTGATTACCTGCCTGCTGTGTGGGATATGTGTGATAGTGAAGATAAACATTTTACTCTTACAGTAGATCGTCCTGATCTTGGCGACATTATCAAGTTAGATCAAGTTGAAGCTTATATGATTTTTCATCCGCTAACTTTTGAAGATAAAAAGCATTTCTAAAAGCTTTCGCTACGTTTCCTTTGCTTTTTGGAGCATTCAAAAATATTAAAACCCATAATCAAAAGTTTGCTGATTAGCTAAAGACTGTTTAAGCAAACACGT